ATCCGTGCGGTGTGCAAGGCAGATGACGGAAACAAGGATCGCCTGTACGGCGCGTTCCCCGCGGTCGTGTGGGGCGTGAAGACGTGCCAGGAACTCCCGAAGGATGTGGCCCGTGGGCTGATCCTCGCGGAGATCGACGGCGAAGAGAAGGGACCACTGTGAACGAGTATCAGACACGCCGTCCTACCGGTCAGGCATCGTGGCCGATCGTGATCCTCGCCGGGGTGGAGGGGTCGGGTAAGACCTGGTCCGCCGTCGAAGCATCCGGCATGGACCTGATCGACCGGGCGTTCTTCCTGGAGGTGGGGGAGCGCATGGCCGATGAGTATGGGGCGGTGCCGGGCGCTGACTTCGAGATCGTGGAGCATGACGGTACGTGGGGGAACATCCTCGGTGCCGTTCGGTGGGCCGCGTCCCAGACCCCCGCGGATGGGAAGGCGCACCTGCTGATCATCGATTCGGTGACGGAGGTGTGGACGCTGCTGTCGGATATCGCGCAGCATGTGGCGAACACTCGGGCGCGGAACAAGGGCCGCGGTAATGGCGGTGATGCGCAGATCACGATGGATCTGTGGAACCAGGCGAAGGACGCTCTCGCGGACTTCCTGGCCGCTTGTCGTGCGTTTCCCGGCCCGGTGATCCTCACGGCCCGTCTCGACAACGTCACCGTGGTCGAGGGTGGGAAGCCGACTGGTGAGCATGTGTGGAAGATCCGGGGTGAGAAGAATCTGCCGTATCAGGCGACGGTGATTCTGCAGGCCCGGTCGCCGCGTGACTGGCTGCTGACGAAGATCGCTTCCACGAAGATGCAGTTGCCGCCGAATGGTGAGGAGAAGATCGGGCCGGCGTTCACGATCGAGGGCCTGTTCGAACGGATGGGTGTCACTGCCGGCGCCGCGGCTTCCACCTATGTGCGTCCGTCGCCTGATGGGACGCCGCACATGTCACAGGCGCAGCGTCAGGCCGTCAAGCGTGAGCGTGACGAGTTCCTAGGCCGGTGCCGCAGCATCGTGGACAAGGACGCGCTGCTGGCCCTACAGGACGAGGCGGTGCGCCTGGGTGTCCGTGAGCAGTGGGTGAAGATCGGGCAGCAGCTTGCGGTGACAGCTGAGCGTGCCGAGCGTCGCATGGCTGAGGACGGGATCGAGACTGTGGACCCGGAGGTGGTGGACGATGCAGCCATGGGTGCGTGACGAGACGCTGACCCCGGTGCAGATCCTCGCGGAACTCCGGTCGGTCCGGGAGCAACTGAAGAGTGCACCGAACGTGAAGACAGAGGCTTTCGCTGACTGGAAGCGGAAGGACCGGGAGTTCCGGCAGGCAAAGAATCGGGCGCTCGTCGCGGCGTCCGGGCCGATGGATCTGCGGAAGGCTCAGGCTGAGCTCGCCACGGATGCTGAGTGGACCGCCGCTGATGATGCGCAGATCCTGCATGATCACGCGGTCAGTGAGATGCGGTCGCTGGAGAAGCAGTTGTCGTCTCTGCAGACGGAGCGTGGCGTGACGGAGGGCCTGTTCCAAACCGCGAACTGGGAGCCGGGCGCATGACGCCGAAGCGGATGCCGCCGGAAGTAGCTGAGGCTGTGCTCGACCGGGCGGGCGGATGGTGTGAGGCGATGATCCCCACTGTCTGCACCGGGGCACCTGAGCATCTGCATCATCGTCAACTCCGGAGTCAGGGCGGGGAGCACACCACCGACAATCTCGTCGGGATCTGCTCGTCCTGCCATGACTGGATCCACGCTCACCCGCGGTGGGCGTACCGGGCTGAACTGCTGGTCCATGGGTGGGAGGAGCCGCACTTCCCGCCGGCGTTCTACCGCGGCCGCATGACCAACCGAGAGGAGGAAGAAGCGTGAGCTGGAAAGTCTCAGCGTGGGTGATGGAGTACGCGCCGGTGAAGTCACCAGCGGAACAGGCGATCCTGTACGCCCTCGCGGACCGAGCCCACGATGATGGCACGTGTGCATGGCCGTCACAGTCCTGGATCGCGAAGATGACGATGATGTCCGACCGGACAGTTCGCCGTCATCTTGCGGCCCTGGAGGAGCGCGGGGTGATCGTCCGGGGCGACCAGAGAGTGGTCCAGCACATCCCGAAAGCGACCCGCCCGGTCGTCTGGAATCTGGCGATCTGGCTCCGCCGCACACCCCCGGACAAAATGACCGGCCCGGACACCCGTGTCCGCACACCCCCGGACAACGGTGACCGGACCCACCGGACACCCGTGTCCGACAAACCACCCTTGAACCATCCCTATGAACCACCCACTTCCTCTCTAGGGGACACGCGACCGGACGAGCAGTCGAAGCGGGCGACCGCGCACCGCCTCCCAGACGGGTGGTCCCCAGATCCCGACACCGTCGCGGATCTCACCGAGAAATGCCCCGCCGTTGATCAGGCGTGGGAGCTCGAGAAGTTCCGGGACTACTTCCTGGCCGCCCCGGACCGCACCGGACGGAAACTCGACTGGACCGCGACCTACCGAAACTGGATCCGCCGCGCCGCCGAACGACCTGCCCCCCGCAGGGCGTCACGGTCGGCACCTAAGCGGTCGGGCTGGGACTGGGAAGACACCACTGGCGTCATCGACGCTGAGGTCATCACACAACTGGAGATCGAATGAACCCGCAGTCATGGCGTGACGTTGCGAAACTCGTGCTGGAGAAAGGCAAGGCCCTCGCCCCTGACCGGTTCCCCGCACCGAACCCGGCCTCCGCTGACGCGTGGGCGGAAGCCCTCGAGAAGATCGGCCTGCCGTGGCAGATCTGGCCGGAGGCTGTCACCTGGTGGGCGATGAACGTCGCCGATGACCGGATGATCACCCCGAAAGCGATGAAGGAAGCCGGCTGGGTGGTCCGTGACCGGTGGGAGTCTGGCGACGAACCGGAGAAGATGCGACTGCTGGAAGCATCGCGGAAACGCCGGCTGGCGGCGAACTACCGGGAACTGCTCGGCAATGACGGTGGGGCGCTGGAGGCTTTCCATGATCCGGCGCTCGAGCTGGGGTCAGGGGATAGGTCGGAGGATGCCGCGAAGTCGTGGCAGGAACTGCGGGCGGGTATCGCCGCCCGGAAGCAGGCTCGGCGTGAGGCTGAGCGTCAACAACAAGCACCGGCCTACGTGCCGGAGGAAGGAGTCTAACCATGGCTCAAGGAGATACCCCCATCACGATCGTCGGAAACGTCGTCGCGGACCCGGAGCTCAGGTACACACCGTCTGGCGCTGCTGTCGCGAACTTCCGTGTCGCATCCACTCCTCGCCGGTTCGACTCGCAGTCGAATCAGTGGGTCGATGGTGAGGCACTGTTCCTGGCCTGCAACATCTGGAAGCAGGCGGCGGAGAACGTGGCTAACAGCCTGACCAAGGGGTCTCGTGTGATCGTGCAGGGCCGACTCAAGCAGCGGTCCTACGAGACCCGCGAAGGTGAGAAGCGCACCGTGTACGAGGTCGAGGTCGACGAGGTTGGCCCGTCGCTCAAATACGCCACCGCGCAGGTGACCAAGACGCCTCACCACGTCGTCGGAAAGGGCGGGATGCAGAATCGGCAGCAGTCGGGTGGTTGGTCTGGTGGGGGAGCGCAGCAGGGCGGGTGGAATAACCAGCAGCCGCAGCAGCAGGGCGGGTTCGGCGCTGAGGGGGACGAGCCCCCTTTTGACACGTGGGGCTGATTTCCGGCCCCATCGCCATCGCATCCTCACCAGACCCCACACAACAACCCCCACGCCGTCCACGGCCCTCCTGGGGGCCGAAACGGCCCACACAGGAAGGAACCCACGACATGGCACGCACACTCAACCAGCCCTGCGCCCGCCCCGGCTGCACCAACCACGCCACCCCACAACCACGACACCGTGGCCTCTGCCACAAACACACCATCGCCGCCGGCCTCCTCGACACCCGCGTCCCCGCCGACCGGGCACGCCACCATCTCCGGCAGATCATGGACCAGGGCGCCACGATCACCGGCATCCACGCTGCCACCGGCGTCCCCCTCGCATCCATCGCCCGCATCGCAGACGGCACCTACCGGCAGGCACGCAAGTCCACCGAGCGTGCCCTGCTCACAGCCACCCCGGACATGGCCGTAATGATCCCCGCGACCGGCAGTATCCGCCGACTCCGTGCCTTGCGAGCCCAAGGCTGGAACGCGAAGACCGAGCTCCCCGCCGCGCTGGGCGTGAGTTTCCAGACACTCACGAACCTCACCAACGACCCGGAGCCGGGCCGGCGGATCCACGCCGACCTGGCCACGAAGATCCGCGAGTTCGCAGACGCGCACCCGGAGGTCATCCGACCCCCGTCATCCTGGGTCGCAAGACGCAGCTGGCGAACACTCTGGGACTGGGACGACATCGATGCCCCGATCTGTGGCAATGATCGCGTAGAGGTCACCGCAACGATCCGGCAGGACATCGGCACCCTCCACGAGGTGCTCGGCACCTGGGGTGCGGTCTCAGCCGCCCTCGGCCTAACCCGGAACGTCCCGCAGGACATCTACCGGGGCCACCAGAAGTCCATCACCGTGGACCTGCGCCAGCGGATCGCTGAAGAGGTGCGACTGTCCGACGTGAGTCTCGCCGCGTGACGTATTTCGCCGGTCACCGTCGGGCTCTCCTCGAAGCAGACACCACCGGACACTGCCGCCCGTGGTTCGCCCGCGATTTCGTGGCCGATGGCCTCGCCACCTGGACCCCCGGTACGCACAACCCGGAGGCCGTCACCCTCACCGAGCACGGCCGGCACCTCGCCGGGGTGCTGCGGGGCATCGCCCGCATCCTCAACCCGCCACCCGATGACTGGTCACTGACCGGACAGATGGAGCTATTCGCATGACCACCACGTTCTTCGCGGAGGGCACACCCCGACCGCAAGGCTCGAAACGGCCCGTAGGACGCGGCAGAAGCATCGAAGCGTCCAAGTACCTACCCGCATGGCGAAAGGCCGTCACAGAGGCTGCCAGGGCCGCGCACGACGGTCCGCCGCTCGACGGGCCGGTGACCGTCACCGCAGAGTTCGTGTTCCCCCGGGCGAAAGCCCTGAAAGACAAGCCCGCCCCACCACACACGTCGCCGAGTGATCTGGACAAGCTCCAAAGAGCGGTCGGAGACTCACTCACGGCAGCAGGTGTTTTTCACGACGACTCACAGATCAACATGTGGTTCTCGCACAAGCGCAGGGCCACGCCCGGGGAGTCAGAAGGGGTGCATGTTCTAGTGGAAAAAACCCCGTGTGACGTGCTAAGATTGGAGGATATAAGACAGCCCCCGGGGGTGGTGGAACACCGCCCGGAGGCCTGACCCCAACACATTCGCTACTACCGAATGGAGGGCTCCATGCAGCCTACCCAAAGCAAGAAGCAGTGCAGCATCGAGGGGTGCTGCAAGCCAGCGAAAGGGCGCGGATGGTGCGCGATGCACTGGGGGCGATGGCGCACCCACGGAGACCCGTGCTACGTGAAGCCGAAGACTGCTGCCCCGGAGTGCACGCTTCCTGATTGTCACGAGAAACGGCACGCTCACGGACTCTGCTCCGGACACTTGTACCGGAAGCAGCGGTACGGGGATCCGTACCGGGATGGCCCGGGTGCCCACACCGGAAGGAAGCGAACCGAGAATCCCGGATACGACTGCGTGCATCGGAGACTGTCTCGTGAGCGAGGTCCGGCTAGAGACCACAAGTGCGCTGAATGTGGTCGGCAAGCAGAAGAGTGGGCCTACATGGGCGGATGCCCTAACGAGCAGGTGCAGATCACTCGTGGGTCTGCCCTTCGATTCTCTGCTGACCCCAACCGGTACCAGCCCCTCTGTAGGAAGTGCCACCGCCCGGAGGACGACTCCGTTACCCGAACCAGGACAACGGCAGGAACATTTGACGCCACCGCTCCGGCGTACATCGCACCAGCCCCAACCATGACCCCTCACCACCGACGCGCCCCCAAACGCCGCGCCACACCCGGCGAAACCCTCGGCGCCCACATCACCATCACCGAAAGGACCGAACCATGACCCGCCTGCGGGGCCGGCGCCCCATCATCTGCACCGACTGCCACAAACACACCACCACCCGGCATGCCACCGAGACCCGCTGCCTGCAGTGCCGGGCGAAGGGAAAGAACCTCGCGGACCGACGCCCGGACCCGCGGGGAAAACCTGGCCCGAAGCGCAGCATTGGCCACATGTCGAAGCATGAGATCGACGAGTGGATCGCCAGTGGGGGTGCGGCATGACCGTCTGCCATTGCCGTCGCTGTGACGCCCCCGATTTCACATGCGCCGTCTGCCCCGGCGGGGTGCTGATGGACATCACCGACGACGGTCCCGTGTGCCCCCAGTGTGGGGGAGAGGAGACCGACCGATGATCCGACCCCAACCTGTCCGCCGCCTGCGTTCGTGTCGTCGCCCCCTGGCATGCCTGGCCCGATGGCTCACCGGACACCACACCCGCACACACCGACCCCGAATGACCTGGAGGTACTGACCATGACCAACATCGAACGCGCCGCCGAGGTGCTGTGGCTCCCTGAGCCGCACCTGTCCACCAGCGAGTGCGACGACCAGGCCCGCGAATTACTCGACGGGGCAACCCCCGGAACGTGGCGCGAAGACGAATCGAACATTCTGAACCACGACGGGAACCAGCTACTGAGTGACGGGTCGTTCGGAGATCCAAACTGGTACAACGACCGTGACATTACTCTCATGACCGCTGCCCCGGACCTCGCGCAGACCATCGCCGGGATGGAATGGGAGTGGCGATGTGAAGCGAACTTTGACGGGACGTGGGCCGGACTCACTACGTGGGAGTCCAGCCCCGAATATGCCAGGGCAACCATGCAGAGGCGTCACCGATACCCCACCCGCCTTGTCAGCCGCCTCGTCGGACCCGTGGAGGTGACGGAATGAGTCTTGATGTGGAAGCCATCCACGATGGCGTAGTAACCCCAGAGATGGGCCTCCCGTGGTTCCGAATCCGTGAGGATGGGGAACCCCGGTGGGAGGCATGGCGAGACCTCCACAACGGCGGCTGGGCAGTGTGGGACGTGGCAGCCAGACCATCCAAGCGTCTCCCCAAAGACCACCCCGACCATGACCGAATCGTCACCATCTGCAAGGAGACCACAAATGACTGACATCACCGACCAGGACCGCCGCGCCGCACGCGAATGGGCGGAGAAGATCGACCCCACTTACCGGGGAAACTCTCGACCGCTACTCAACGCAGCCCGCGTCATCCTCGCCACCGTGGACGCCCCGGAACCCACCCTCGCGGAAGAACTCGCGCACATCACCGATCACCTGCAGTCGTGGACCGCCACCATCATCACCAGAGCACTCAACGCCGCCGCCCACCGCGCAAAGCAGACCGAGCGCGACCTCGCGGAAGCCCGCGCCGAGGTGGACCGGCTCACCGCAGTAAACGAGGAGATGTGGAAAACCGACAACTACCGGGAGTTCCGTGAACGGTTCCTCACCATGCAGAAAGGTGCAGAAAGCAACGCAGAAACACCCGACCCCGCCGATGTGAAGCCGGGGGAAGCGTGGCTCGTGGAGGTTTTCGGGGAACGGCGTGCCGCCGTGAAGGACAGGAGCGGCGTCGAGCCGTGGAACACAGTCCCCGCTGGCGGGAGGTTTCAACCCGAGGAGGACGAAAACGTCACCCTCATTACCCGCCTAGTGCCCGCGCCGCGCGTCATCACCGACCATGACGGCCTCGACCGGGCGAAGCGCCTAACTGTCATCCATGACGGCGTGGGTGTCGTCTGTGAGCGTGCGGCGCTAGGTGACGGGTGGTTCACCACCGGAAACGGCGTCGACCAGACCCCCTACATTCAGTTCCCCGCCACGGTCATTTGGGAGCCAGAAGCATGACCAACCACAACCACCAAGCCCCGCCACCGAGCGGGGCTTCACTCATGAAGGAGAACCTGTGACCACAGAACCCGAAGCCCACGCCTTCCTCACCGACCTGACCCGCCTCGCCCAGGCACTCGATGACGCTGTCCTCGACTCCGGACTGCCCGCCGCCTCTGGCGAGAACGCCGGCATCGCCCGAAGCCTCCCGAAGTCCAAGAGTCCGTGCTCCGACAGTCTGGGGGACATGCGCCGCGACGCGCTCGCCTACGTCCAGCAGTGGGCGGGCAACCTCTCCGCGGACCTCACCATCCGGCAGCCCGACACCGAGCACACCGGCCCCACCCTCACACCCTGGGTCCACTGGCTCCACCGACACCGCGTAGACCTCATCGCCCGCCCCTGGTGGCCCGACGCCGAAGAAGAACTCCGTGACAAGGTCCACCGACCACTGGCCGACCAGTTCACGCCACCCCTCACCGCCCGCGAGAACCTACCTGCCGGACCCCTCCCGCCCCGCCTCACCGAGCAGGAAATGTGCGACGCATTCAACGTCCGGCCCGCGACCATACGGTCATGGAAGAACCGGAACAAGATCCGCGATTCGGGGGCCACTAAGCGCGTCCTCGTCCGCGGTGAAGCCGAGCACCACCGCCTGTATGAACGGTGCGACGGGACACCGTGGCCCGCCCAGTCTGACACCTGATCGTCGCTGGCCTTGTGCGCTGCAACAAACCCGTGTTAAGATGTGCCTAGCGCAAGCGTGCCCCTGATCTTCCCCGGCAACGGGAGAGGGTCAGGGGCTTTCGCATGCGCGCTCACCCGGTCGTGGGTCCGGGGAAGGCGACGATGGTGGTCCCAACGTCGCCGGTCATGGTGGTACACCCCCGGCAGTGTCGAGCTACGCTCCACCGCCGGGGGACGCCACCCACGGATCGTGATCCGGTGATCACCGCAGCAGCCCCACCCGGGCACCCTTCCCTCCTGCCGAGGTCCCCAACGCTGCGCAGCCCCGTTCAACCTGGGGACGATTCACGACCGCACCCCCTGAAAGACGGGGGAGAGCGGCAACTCCCACGAAGTCTGGACGCGTAGCGAACGGGCACTTGAGTGGAGACATTGCTCCCGTCCATCCTCACGGATTGGTCGGGCTTTTCCGCCCCGGACGCGGGGCAGCGCTGTTCGCCCGGATGGAGGGCGCGTGTCTCAGGTGGACACAGGACACAGGGTTCAACCCCCAGCAGTGCACGACATGGAGCCCCTCCGCCCACTTCGGGTGTGAGGGGCTTCGTCATACCCACCACCAGGAGGACATCATGAGCAGCACCCCCACCCCGAACCACATCCGCATCTACCGCGACAACCACGGCAAGCACGTCACCCTCGACGGCCATGAACTCCTCCTCGCCGAAGACGGCATCTTCATCGACGGGGCCGAGAACCCCAACGAGATCACGAAGGTGAACCTCGCACTCATCGCCCCGAAAGTCACCATCGATTCAGAACTCGAGTGAGGGGGGAAACATCATGACCACTCTCGGGAACATCAACGTTGTGATCCGCGATGACGGCTACGGCCGCATCGTCCGCACCCGACGCCACGCCCGCCGTCTCATGGGACGCGCCGCCCGCCGCGGCCACAGCGCCCAGTGCACGCACATGCCCATCGCGCTCGTCACCACCAAGATCCACGAGGATGGCCACACTGTCACCCTCCGACCCATAGTCGACACCAGCGCACTACACGCAACCTGACGCACAGGGGGAGGTGATGGGGCGTGACTCTCCACATCGTCATCGGCCCACCCGCCGCAGGGAAGTCCACCTACATCCGGGAGCACAGACAACCCGGCGACATCACCATCGACTACGACGAGCTCGCCAACACCCTCTCCGGCCTCGCCCCCGCGAACCACGAGCACACCGCCACGGTGAAGAAGATCACCAAGGCCGCGAGGGACGCAGCGATACGCGAGGCCCAGAAGCACGCCACAGACACGGACGTGTGGATCATCCACTCCACACCCGCGCAGTCCACCCTCGACCGCTACCGGCGTGAGGGTGCGCAGATCCATGTAGTCGACCCAGGCAAAGACATCGTCATGCACCGCATCAAGCACGAACGACCCGGACACATGCACTCCGTCGCCGCACGCTGGTACCAACAGCAGCACGACGCGAAGCGCCCGAAGACGACAACGGAACGCGGATACGGTCACACCCACCAGATAGACCGCCGCCGACTCCTCACCAACCACACCGACGGAACCCCCTGCGACTGGTGCGGACAACCCATGTACCGCGAACCAAAGCAGAACTTCGACAACGCGCCCCTGGAAGCCGACCACGCGGAGTCACTGAAACTCCACGGCCCCAGCCGGGCCAACCGCCTCCGACACCGACGATGCAACCGACAAGCACGCGAAGGCGGAGCAGCACGGGAACACCTCCGACCCACACGGAAGGCATCGACACCCGACCCCAGGGGAGAGCAGAATGGGTGGGACTGGCTCGGGTAGCAGAAGCGCTGCAACGCGAGAACGGAAACTAAGAATCCTCAGAATATTTGGGCCGTACCCTCCCTGACTCGGCCCCGCCGCTCACCCAGTCAGGATTTTCTTCAGGGTCCTCAAAGTTACGGGTCCGAATCATGCTCAGGAGGCGTCATGACGTGGGAAAACGGCGACGATTACGACGCCGGCGGTCAGAGACTCTTCGATTCACTGTCAGCTCCGACTGACGATGGTTCGACTCGGGCTCTGATCGTGGAGGCGTGTCGGGCGAAGGATCGCCTGGATCGGCTTCACAGGATTGTTCGGGGCGATGAGGACACGTGGACGCGGGTGTTCACCGGCGAGGGTGAGCTCGTGTTGAAGCTCGACACTGCGGTCAGTGAGGTTCGTCAGCTCTCGACGGTGTTTCGGCAACTGCTGACTGAGATTCAGAGGAGGCAGGGCAATGGTGGAGGTGCTGACGAAGAGGACGGACTCGCCGGTCTGTGAGGATTGGCCGTCGTTGGAGGGCCGCCAGGACCCGGAGGTTCTGATCTCGGCCGGCAGTGGTGGTGAGCACGGGGACAAGGCGATTGAGTTGGCTCGTCGCTTCGGTGTCCGGCTGATGCCGTGGCAGGAGGAGCAGGTGCGCCTGTCCCTTGCGACGGATGAGGATGGCCGATGGGTGCATCAGGATGTGGTTCTGATCTGCCCGCGGCAGAACGGCAAGTCTCTGATCCTCGAGGTGATCATCCTCTACCGCTTGTTCATCCTGCATCAGCAGATCATCTTCACGGCGCAGCAGTGGCGGACGGCGAAGTCGATCCGGAACCGGCTGTGGAAGCGCATCAAGTCGCGGAAGTGGGCGGAGCGTCGACTGGTCCGAAATACGGCGTCGGCCGGTGAGGCTGAGATGGAGACCAGTGACGGGGGGAAGGTGCAGTTCACGACCCGGTCGAATGATGCGGGCCGTGGCTTCGACCAGATCGATCTGCTGCTCCTCGATGAGGCGTACAACCTGGAGGCCGGCGAGCTGGACAGCATCACGCCGATCCAGTTGGCGGCACCGGATCCGCAGACGTACTACACGTCCTCTGCGGTGAATCAGTCTCGGCATCCGAAGGGCGTGGAGTTGTCCCGGGTACGTGATCGTGCTCTGGCTGGTGAGGCTGAGGGCATGCTCTACTCCGAGTTCCGGGCGCCGGATGGTGCGGACCCTGCTGACCCGGAGACATGGAAGTTGGCGAACCCGTCATACGGTGTCGTGGCGACGGAGAAGAAGGTTCAGTCGCTGCGCTCGAAGTTGACCGACATGGGTTTCGCTGTGGAGGTTCTCGGTTGGGGCGAGTGGTTCGTCACGGTCGGTGAGCAAGCGCAGGAGTTCGTGTTCGATCCGGGCCGGTGGCAGGCGGCTACGGCGTCGGTGCCGATCACGGGGAACACGTGCCTGGGTATCGCTGTCGCCCCTGAGGCCGCTGGCGTTGCCCTGGTCCTCGCGGTTCGCACCGGATCCGGTGTGCACCTCTCGCTGGGGCCCGTATCTGAGTTCGACCGGTCGGCTGTCGTCGCCGCGGTGAAGACCACGGTGGATGCTGTCGACCCGCTTGCTGTGGTCGTCGATCCGAAGGGCCCGTCGTCGACGGTGCTGGACCCCCTGGTGAAGACCGGGGTGGAGCCGGAGTGCTTGAACTGGCCGAAGGTCGTGGCGGCAACGGAACTGCTCCTCACGCTGATTGCTGAGGGGTCGGTGACGCATGATGCGGATCCGCGGTGGGTGGAAGCCGTGGAGGTCGCGGAGTTCCGTCCTGGGATGGAGAAGGGCCGGGCGTTCAAGGAAGTGCGGCCGGTCGTGTCGGTTCTTGTCGCGGCGGCGTTCGCCGTGTGGGGGCTGACCGAGTTCGAGATCCCGGAGGAACCGGGTGACGTCAAGATGGTGAGGAGGTTCGTTGGGCATGTGGAATCCGTTCCGGCAGCGCCGGTCGCAGCAGCGGCTCAGTCGCTCGCCTTCTGATCTGGTGTCCGGGTGGTCACCCGAGTTCGGTCACGCTTTGTCGTCCCCGTCTGGGAGGACGGCGGAGGACAACTGGGATTTGCGGTTCCCTGCGTCCACGGGTGTGTTCGCGAAGATGGGGCGTGAGGATGCTCAGGTCACGTCGATTCTGAAGGCGATCAGTTTGCCGATTCAGCGTGCTGATTGGCGGCTGGATCCGAATGGTGCGCCTGACGAGATCGTGGCCCTGGTCGCTGATGATCTTCGTCTGCCGGTGCTGGGCGATGATGCTCAGAAGCCGGTGGGTCGCCGGCGGGGTCGGGTGTCGTGGAGTGAGCACCTGCAGCAGGCCCTGTTGTCGCTGCAGTTCGGGTGCATGTTCTTCGAGCAGGTCTACACCGTCGGTCCGGACGGGCGGAATCATCTGCGGAAGCTCGCGCCCAGGTTCCCTGGGACGCTGACGAAGATCAACGTCGCGGCGGACGGTGGTCTGGAGTCTGTGGAGCAGCAGGGTGTGTCGGTGGGGAAGGCGAGGGCTGAGTCCGCGACGATCCCGGTGTCGCACCTCGTGGCTTACGTCCATTCCCCGACGGACACGTCGTGGACCGGCACGTCGGTGCTGCGCCCGGCGTACAAGCACTGGAGGATGCGTGACGATCAGCTTCGTCTTGAGTCGCAGGTGCTGGAGCGCAACGGCATGGGTGTGCCGGTCTATGAGGGGTCCGCGCTGACGAATGATCCGGCTGGTGATCTGAAGCACGGTCAGAAGATCGCGTCGGAGCTTCGCGCCGGTACGGCGTCGGGTGCGGCGACTCCTGCCGGGGCGTCGCTGAAGATCCTCGGGGTGTCTGGCCAGCTGGTCAGTCCCCGGGAGTCCATCAACTACCACGACGCGATGATGGCGAAGGCGGTGCTCGCGCACTTCCTGAACCTCGACGGCGGTGGCGGCTCGTACGCCCTTGCTGAGACCCAGTCGGACCTGTTCATCCAGTCGTTGCAGACCATTGCGGACTGGATCGCGGACACCGCCACGCAGCACATCGTGGAGGACCTTGTGGACCTCGCATTCCCGGACTGGTCCGGGGTGTGCCCCCGCATCGTCGTGGACCCGATCGCCTCGAAGAAGGAGCTGGCGATGGATGTCCTGGCGACGCTGGTGGACAAGAAGGTTATTCAGATGGACAAGCCGCTCGAGGAGCATGTGCGTCGTGTGTCCTCGTTGCCGGCGAAGAGACCGTTCAAGGAAGCCGTCGACGCGGGTGACGCCCTGCCGAAGGACGCGCAGGCGAAGACTGCGGACCCTGAGCAGCTGTCGAAGCTCGCTGCGGCGCAGAAGACACTGATCGAGTCCGGCATGTCTGCGGAGGACGCGGCGAGGATCACCGGTCTGGACAAGCTGCTTGAGGATGATCCCGGCGAATCGCCGGGGGAGGAGGTGGTGCCTCGTGAGTGAGGTTCTGCTGTACGGCGAGATCGGGTGGGAGTGCACTGCGTCGGACATGGTCCGGCAGGTGCAGGACGCTGAGGGTGATCTGCTGGTCCGCGTGAACTCGCCTGGTGGCGATGTCTACGACGGGCTCGCCATCATGAACGCGCTGCGGGCCCACGATGGCACTGTCACCGCGGTGGTGGAGGGCCTGGCCGCTTCGGCCGCGTCGTTCATCGTCGTCGGCGGCGCTGACCGGGTGGTCGTCCGTCCGACGGCGGAGATCATGATCCATGACGCTATGAGCTTCGTCGGCGGGAACGCTGCGGAGATGCTCGCGGCGATCACGGACCTGGAACGGATCTCTGACAATCTCGCATCGATCTACGCCGACCGTGCCGGTGGTGATGCCGCCGAGTGGCGGGATCGGATGAAGGCTGAGACGTGGTTCTCCGCACAGGAGGCGGTGGACGCTGGTCTCGCTGACGCGGTGGAGGACGGACGGACGGCCGAGTCTGACCGCGTTCCGGTGTCGGCACTGTCCCGGACTCGGGTCGCCGCGAAGTTCCGCTATCAGGGTCGCCGGGCTGCCCCGGCACCCGACACAACCAGCCCTCCGGGGCATGAGCGAAAGGAGTCGCACGTGAGTGCACTCGCTGACCTGGCCCGTGAGATGGGTCAGGACGAGAACAAGATGAAGGCGGCTCTTGGCCGCTTCCTGAACGAGGAGGTCACTCTGACTTCCACCATCGACATCACCTACCCGGAGGGCTCCACTGTGGTCCCGACCGGTTCGGTGACCGTCGAGCCGGGTGGTGGTGAGCCGACCCCGCCGGGCCTGGTCTTCGCCGTGGGTGAAGAGCCTGAGGGTTGGTCGGCTGAGGTGGAGGAGACCACGGGTGTCCTCACTGTCACCGCCCCCGCTGGTGCGGAGCCTGATGAGGAGGTCACCGTGACCGTCACTGTCACTGGCAATGACGAGCCGGTGGAGCTGCCTGTCACCATCACCGTGAAGTCCGCTTCCGGTGAAGGAGACGATGCCCCTGCTGAGGAGACCGTGCCGGCCGCGCCGGAGCAGGTCACTCTCGACATGGACACCTACCGGGATCTGCAGGCTGCGGCGAAGCTCGGGTGGGAGGCGAAGGCCACCGCCGACAAGCAGGGCCGTGCCGATCAGGTCGACACCTGGATCCGTGAGGGCCGCGTCAATGCTGCCCACCGGGCGAAGGTTGTCGCCGCGATGGAGAAGAACGAGCAGGCCGCTCGTGACCTCTACGGCAACATCCCGAAGAACACGATCCCCGTCCGGGAGATCGGTCACGGTCAGGATCCCGAGACCACGAAGGCCGGCGCTCGTGCCGACCTCGACAAGCGTGCCGCGTCTGTCTTCGGGCGTCGTAGCACCCTCTACTGATAGGAGGCTCACATGAGCAACCCGACTTTCCGCTCTGGCCCGATCTCTTTCAAGGCCGCGGAGGATCTCAGCAAGTTCCGTCTCGTCAGCCTCGGTGAGGATGGCGTGAAGCACGCTACCGCAGCTGGCCCCGTCTTCGGCGCTGTCACCTCTGGTGCGTCCGCCGATCCGAGCAACACCACCGCTGACGGTGTGCTGCACATCGGCAAGCCGAACACTGAGGCTGTGCACATCTACCCGGCGACCGTCCCGGTGGAGGTGAACGGGGACGCTGCTGCGATCAAGCAGGGCGCGACCGTGTACGCCGCCGCTGACGGCAAGGTCGCCGCCACCGGCACTGTCGTCGCCGGTATCGCTGTCCGCCCGGGTGAGGGAACCACCGTGAAGGTGCTGCTCGCTCCCGCTGTCGCTTCCGCTGCTGCGGGCGCGGAGGGGTAATAGGTGGCCCGCTTCCTCTGATCCTGAGGTAGTGGGCTTAGCCCCCTCTGAAAGCCCCCACACCTGACACGGGTGGTGGGGGTTTACTCATACCCGTGTCAGGCCGTGTGGCCTGCATACAGAAAGGAGTCGGCTCATGGCCGAACTCATCACGTCCGCGTACGACGGACCGCAGATCACCGTTGACGAGCTCATGAGTGATCCCACCTACATCCCCACCCGGATCATCGAGGACCTCGACAACGCATTCGTCGAGGATCTCTTCTTCCGCCAGGCTGAGGACAACAAGGGTGTCGTCGCCTTCCGCGAAGCCGCCGGCAACTACCTCGGTGACGATGCCGAGGAGATCGCCGAGTACGGCGAGATCCCCGTCTCCGCCCCGGAGCTCGGCAACCTGAAGGCCGCGTTCGGCATCAAGACCGGTGAGGCGATCCGCGTCTCCTACGAGCAGCGCAACGAGAACAAGATAGACGCGGTCACCCGCGCCATCGACGCTCTCGAGCGCACCGTCGTCCGCCACGGCATCAACGCTGTCTTCGGCGCGTTCACTGCTGCCGATGTCCCGGAACTGACCGCTTCCGCCCCGTGGACCACCGGTGACCCGGTGAAGGATCTCTTCGACGCCATCGAGGCTGTCCAGGGCGCCCACGAGGACGGTGACGAGTCCCGCCTGTTCGACTACGATCCGAACACACTTCTCGTCCACCCGCAGGCGCTCACCAAGCTGCTGCGTAACGAGCAGATCCAGAAGCTGTACATCGGTGATGTCGCTCACGACAACCCGGTGTACAAGGGCATGGGCAATGTCCAGCTGTTCGGCACCATCAACGTCGCTACCAGCCGCCTGATGCCGCTGGATCAGGCGTACGTGTTCGAGGCTCAGGCTGCTGGCTTCAAGTCGGACACCATGCCGCTGACCGCCACCCCCCTGTACTCCGAGGGTGGTGACTCCCAGATTGGTGGCCCGACCATGTCGTGGCGTTCCGATCTGGTCCGTAAGCGTGCGATCGCTGTGGACAATCCGAAGTCTGTGGTCCGTATCAAGGGTCTCTGATGCCTCGGGTGACACTGTCCACGATGTACCGCCCTGGCGATGTGCTCTTCTTCCCGGGGGACACGGTCGAGGTGGACGAGGACACTGCCGCCCGGTTGAAGGCGTGTGGGTCGCTCGTTACTGATCGCCCTGTTGAGGCTGAGCCTGTCGCCCCCCAGAAGGTGGATGCCACCCCGGATCCCGTCGTGGATGAGGAGCCGGTGGAGGCTGGACCTAAGAAGCCGAAGCGTGCTGCGTCCGTTGATGCGTGGCGTACGTACGCCGAGGCGCAGGGCGTGGACGTTAAGGGCATGTCGAAGCAGGAGATCATCGCTGCTGTCCGATAGGAGGACTCGCAATGCTCGTTGAGCTTGATGACCTGGCGTCACGCCTGCCGGTGGCACTGTCTCCGGATGACGCGGTCCGCGTTACGGTTCTCCTCGCAGATGCTGCGGAGATCGTCCGGGACGCGTTCGCCCGTGTGGGCCGTGACTTCGATGCTGAGGCTGCTGCGGCTCCGTGGCTGGATCATGCTGCGAAGCGGGTGATCCGGGACATGGTCGCTGCGGCGGTGCTGATCGGCCCGTCTGTCGGCAAGTCCTCGGTGTCTTCGACTACCGGTGCTGAGTCCGATTCGGAGGCGTATTCCTCGGACACGCTGAAGGTCACTGGCTTTGGCCGGCTGATTCTCACTTCGGCACACCGGGAGGAACTGGGCCTGCCGGTCACTGCGCTGGCGTCCGGGTCGTTCCCGGCACCGTGGCGGTGGCCGGAGCGGAGGCTTCGATGAATGAGGCGTTCGAGCCGGTGGAGATCCGTGATCGGCCGCAGGTCGATGATGACGGTGATCTGATCCCCGGCACGGGGTCAGTGACGGTGACGTGTCGGGTGCAGCCCCTGGTCCTGGATCAGGATGTGGGCGTGGACCGGGAGGGGACCGTCGAGCAGTTGCGGGTGTTCGCCCCATCTGGCACGGCGGTGTCTGCGGAGTCTGAGGTGGTGATCCGTGGCCGGGTGTTCCGGGTCGTGGAGCCGCCGCATGACTACGCGGCGTTCCGGCGGCCGCGCCTGGCACGGCACCGGCCGTCCACCGTGTTCGTCTGCGAGAGGGGTGAGGGCTGATGGCTAAGGGACCGCAGTTCGGTCTGAAGCCTGCGTTTTTCAAGCGGGCGATGAAGGAGCTCGGGCCGCAGCTCGAGAAGAAGGGTGACGAGATCGCCGCGGCGGTCGGCGGTGGGTACGAGGCTGATTCCCGGTTGAAGTACGACCGCAATGGTCGGCCGGTGGTCCTCGTCGCTCTGAAGCATCCGAACGGGAAAGCCGTGGAGGTGCGCGACGGGCTGCTGTCGAAGGCTGCCCGGTCGAAGGGTGCGACGGTTCACCGCTACGGGAAGGGGTGACCCTCATGCTGAAGCAGCAGGATGCGCCGCGGGTGATCCGCCGTGGTTTGCGTGAGGTGCTGTCGTGCCCGGTGCGGTCGGAGCTTCCGTCTGGGTGGACGCCTCGGGATGGCCCGGTGGTGACTGTCGTGTCGGATGGGTCTGATGCTCGTCATCCGGCGTGGGACCGTGAGGTCGTTCGTGTCGTCGCGTACGGCGAGTCGGAGCCTGTGGCCCGCGCTCTCGCGGCTGAGGCTGACGAGTGGCTGATTGATCCTCGTCGCCCGCCGGGTGTCCTCGTGACGCCGGCTGGCGGGCTCGCTCTGGCCCGTGATTCGTCCCTCGGTGGATGGGTCGCTTCGGTCACGGTCGTGGTGTCTACACCGCGTCGCTGACCAATAACACAAACTCTTGCCCCGTCGTGGTCATCGCGTCGGGGTTTCTGCATTCCTTAAGGAGGAATCATGGCTGATCTTGAACTCGATCTGACCGCCCCGAACTACGAGACGGCGCTGATCACCCTGGGCGTCACCGGCGCCCTGCACTACGGCCCGTACGGTACCGCTCTGCCGGAGAAGATGGCTGACCCCGCCGCCCCGATGGTGGATCTCGGTTGGCTGTCGGATTCCGGCATCGCTGAGTCCCTGAACCAGGAGCGCTCGGACTGGAAGCCGTGGCAGGCGACTTCTCCGCAGCGTGGTCAGATCACCTCTGAGGAGGCCACTTTCCAGGCCACCCTGTGGTCGGTCGGTGGCCTGGCGAACGCCCTGTACTACGGCGTCGCTGAGGAGGACATGACCTACGACGAGGCGTCTGGTGTCACCTCGTTCGAGACGGGGTCGAAGCTTCCGGAGGACTTCCGCTTCTGCCTGACCGTCACGGTCCTGGACGGAAAGAAGGCCCGCCGGTACCTGATGCCGGCGGCGTCTGTCACCGAGCGTGGCGACATCACGCACACCAACACTGACCTGGTGGGTTACGAGCTGACCTTCAAGGCGAACTTCGACGCGACCAGTGGTTTCGCGATCCGTCGTGAGTTCAAGGAGGGCTGGAAGCCGGGCACTGCCGGTTCCACTCTCATCGGTGGTTCTGCGAAGTCCCTGGGCGACTGGTCCGCCGATGTCAACGCCGGCGGAACCGACCCGGAAAACCCCTAGAGGGGCGAGTGGGTGGTCCTCTGCCACTCGTCCTGACGTGATTGGAGGGTAGATGACTTCATCCAGGCTTGACAGAATCATCTGCTACGGCGATTCCCAGACCGCCGGGTTCTCCTGGGGTCCGAAGATGGTCGCCCTGTCTGACACGCTGACTGAGGCTATTGGACGTGGCGTGTCGGGGCAGGAAGCGGGTTCGGTGGCTATCCGTCAGGGCGGTATCGTCCTGACAACCACCGCAGCTTGTACGATCCTCGCTTCCACTGATGGTGTCCTGGTGCCGGTGCAGGCTTCGGTCACACCGTGCAACATTCGGTCGTCATCGTCTGCTACGCCGGTGGTTCTTGCTGGTGTGCGCGGTGTGGCGACTGTCATCAACGCCGATCTGCCGGAGGGGATGCCTGCCGCGAACCGGGCAACCGGCGTGTTCACCATCAAGTTCGTGCCAGACAATGGCCCCGCCGCCGAGGTGGCGGTGCCGTCCGGTACGGAGTTCGTCTCACAGGACGTGGCAGATCACCCCGACTGGGGCGATTCGCTGCACATCATCTGGGCTGGCGGCAATGACGCCGCGTTCGCCGGAGCCACCCGCGTAACTGGTGTCATCTCCGCGGTGCAGGCGATGGTGGACCGGCTGAAGACGATCGTAGATGATCCTAAGTTCCTGGTTGCTTCACGCACCGTATACGCCTCGGAGGTTGAGGGAACGACGGGCTACGCCACGGCAGTGGCACAGCGCGACGCGCTGAAGGCCGCATTCCCGGATAATGCCATCGATATCTGGGGGCACGTTCGTGACAATGGCCTCGACATCCTGGGTATCGAGCCTACCGAGGAGGATCGTGCGTCTCTGGCCGGCGGGTCAATCCCTAGGTCACTGACGGCGGACGGCATTCACTACACGACCGAGACACGCGAGCAGGTTCTCGCACCTTTCATCGTCTCTGAGCTTGCGGCTCGGGGGTGGACGACCGAATCAGAAGAGGAGGAGCCGACTGTGGCTTTCACCCCGAAGAACGACTGGAAGGCGGGAGACTACTACCAGGCCGACCGCATCATCGAACTAGAGGCAACTGTCTCCGCAAATGCGTCTGCTGCCGCCACCGCTGCTACGGCAAAGGAGTCGGCTGACGCCGCCGCACAGGGGGTCTCCGACCTTCGGGACACTAAGGCAGATAAGACCGCCCTCGACGGCATGGTGCCGAACACGGGCACGAAGACCGTCTCCGGGAACACGACGTTCAGTGGCAACACGACGTTCAGTGGGCCTACGGCGTTCACCGCATCTAACAGGTTCGGCGCTGTCGCGGTCGCTGCTGATGTGGTGGCTGACGAGACCACCCCGCTGTTCACCCGATTCAACACGACTACCGGCGTCAAGAAGTTCACCCTCGCCGCCGGTGTCATGGGGGGACGACGGTACATTATCGGGCGGTCCTATCAGGGGGCGAACCCGCTACAGATCATTCCGCCGACCGGCGGCACGATTAACAACAGTTCCGACCCGTACATCATCGCCAATCAGGGCGAGATGGTGGAGATCGTGTCTCTGGGGTCCGCTGGCGCGTGGCACGTCGTGTCGCACGACAAGGCTCCGACCTGGGATTCGATCACCGGAAAGCCGACCATCCCCGACGCTACCCCCGCCGGTGCCCGTGCGCAGTTGGACGCCGGTACTGACACCACTGTCCGTGCTTTCTCCGCGAAGGACATTGCGGAGTTCGTCGCTGCGCAGATCGCCGCGGCTGCCGGATAGGAACGCGGGGCCGGGAATCCTGGCAGGTCGCCCGGCCCCACCCCAGCACTCTGCACAACCGACCTGCCACCCCATTCTTCACGCCCCCGCACCAACCGGTGACCGGGGCACTTCCTATGAAAGGACCTGCCATGTCTGTTGACCTGACCAAAATGCTTGAGAAGCGTCGCGAAGTTCTCGGTGAGGGTGACAAGTTCCTCGCCAAGTTCGACGACACCGAGTTCTGGATCATCGCCCAGGAGCTCGCCTCGCGTTCCCACCGCGAGCGACTCGCTGAGATCCAGGCCGATGTCGAGGACGAGGTTCTGACCCCGTTCGAAGGTGAGGATGCCGTTGTCGCCCTGTACCTGGGGGAGCAGGCCGACGAATTCCGCACCATGTGCGATGACCTGGACGTGGACGCCTTCGCCGCACTGAACATGGCACTGGAGGAGCACAACAAGGAGGCCCGCCGGAACCCTACCCAGCGGTCCTCGCGGAGCACCCGGAAGCGGTAGAAGCCGCTCTCGAGTCCGAGTACGGGTGGGATGTGGTTGCCGAGTTCTGGCGCGGCACTATCACCACCCGTCGGATTGTCGCCCTGATCAACGGGCTGCCCGAAGACTCCGCCCTGCACCGGGAATTCAACGACGGGCACACGTGGACCACCGGCAACACCTTGCAGTGGACCACGATCTTCTGGCTCCGCCGCCTCGAATCGATGCTCGCCGCCCAAGGCGTGCAGAAGCAGGCGAAGAAGGTCGACCACCCGCGAGTCCCGTGGGAGGACGACAAGGTCAAGCGCACCGGCCACGTCGAAGCAGAGGACCAGGAGGACGCCGTGGCGTACCTCATGGGCCTGTCCATCAAGAAACCTGAGGAGTGATCCATGTCTGAGGCGTCCGGCTGGGGCATCATCCCCGTCACCATCTCCATGTCCGGTGTCAGCGGCGAGCTGAGCAAGAACCTGGTGGGCCCGTCTGCGAAGGCGGCGAAGAAGTCTTCCGGGGCTATCGCCAAGTCGATGGAGGATGGCGTCAAGAAGGCGTCGAAGGCCGTCGAATCAGCGTCAAAGGCACAGGTTGCTGCCCGTGACAAGGCGACTGACGCTGCGGAAAAGACGAATCTTGCCGAGCAGAAGCTCGCTGAGGTGCTGGAGAAGCACGATGCGGATTCTGCTAAGGGCATCAAGGCCGCCAATGACCTAGAAAAGGCGCGACGGGATCAGGCTCGTGCGAACACTGCCGCGGAGAAGGCCGCCAACGATCTTGGAAATGCTGAGCTTGAACTTGATCGTGCCACCGCTGACGCATCGTCGGGGATCGCTGAGCAGGCCCGGGCGATGGAGGAGGCCGAGGACCGGTCGAAGAAGTTCAGTAAGGCACTCGATGGTGCTGCACTGGCTATCGGCGGCATGGCCCTGGGTGGTGCTGCTGCCCTGGTGAAGATGGGCACGGATTTCGATGATGCGTTCCGCACGATCCGTACGGGCACCGGTGCTACCGGTGAGGCGTTCGAGGGGCTGAAGAATTCCGCCCTGTCGGTGATGGACACGGTGCCGGCGATGGATGGCGGCATGTCGCAGATCTCCACGACACTGGCTGATCTGAACACGCGTCTGGGCCTGACTGATAAGCCGCTGGAAACGATGACATCCCAGATGGTTGCACTGTCGAACATGGGTGTCGACGCGGACATTAATGCCGTCTCGCAGGCAATGAATGGTTTCGGCATTGAGGCCAAGGACATGCCGGATGCGCTTGATGGCCTGTTCCAGGTGTCGCAGGCTACCGGCCTGTCGATCACGGATCTGGCGAACTCTGCGGTGAAGGCGGGTCCTCAGCTCCGCGGATTCGGTTTCTCGATGGAGGATTCGGCCGCCCTGGTCGGTCAGATGGACAAGGCTGGTCTCGACGCTGATGCGACGTTGGGGAAACTGTCGAAGGCGATGGCCGAGTTCGCTGATGAGGGCAGGGATGCTCCCGAGGCGTTGCAGGAGACGGTGACGAGCATCGGAGATTTCATCGATGCTGGTGATGAAGCATCCGCGATGAACCTTGCTGCTGACATTTTCGGCACGAAGGGCGCGGCGCAGTTCGTCGATGCGGTGAAGAGCGGCACACTCTCGGTCGACGACTTCATGGCGGCGACGGGTGCGACCACTGACACGATCCTTGGGGTGTCTGAAGAGACCCGGTCGATGGGCGAGTCTTTCCAGCTGCTGAAGCAGAAGGGGGAGACTGCGCTGCAGCCGATCGCGTCGCAGCTCGTCGACGCACTGATCCCGGCGATAGAGACCGGAGCCCAGAAGCTCGAGGATTTCATGGGCTGGATCGAGGATAACCAGGGCCTCGTGAAGGGGCTCGCTGTCGGCGTCGGTGTGGCGGCCGCAGCCTTCGTCACGTGGCGGGGGGCAGTCGCGGCGATCACCCTCGGGCAGAAGGCCTTCGCTACGGCGACGGCCCTGTCCACGGGCGGCATCAAGGCGATGAATGCGGCGATGAAGGCGAATGTCATTGGCCTGATCGTCACTGCGATCGCTGGCCTCGTCGCCGCCCTCGTCTGGGTCTTCACGAAGACCGAGTGGGGTCAGAAGGTCTGGGAAGGCTTCATGGACGTCCTGAAGGGCGTGTGGGAGTGGATCAAGGGCACCTTCGGCCCCGTCTTCTCCTGGCTCGGTGACGTCATCGGTGACGTGTGGCAGAGCATCCTCGACGGCTGGGATCTGCTGTGGCAGGGTATCCAGACCGCGTGGAACAGTGTGCTGAAGCCGGTCCTCGATCTGATGTGGACGGTCATCTCCACGACCATCGGCATCATCGGCACGGTCATCCTCGCACCCCTGCTGATCGCCTGGAATCTCCTTTCCTGGGGAATCAGTGCTGCGTGGAACAACATCATCAAGCCGGCGTGGGATGCCATGTCCATCGCTATCCAGTGGCTGTGGAACAACGTGCTCTCCCCGGTGTTCGGCTGGATCTCCGCCGGGTGGCAACTGCTCACCGACGGCATCAAGTGGTACTGGGAGAACGTCACGAAGCCGGCGTGGGACGCGCTGCAGGCCGCAGCTCAGTGGATGTGGTACAACGTCCTGTCCCCGGTGTTCGGCTTCATCAAGTCGGGCTGGGAACTGCTGTCGCAGGGAATCTCTGCGATCTGGAACAACGTCATCCGCCCAGTGTGGGACACGTTCGGTTCCGTCATCGACTTCGTCGTCCACAACGTCGTGGAGCCCGCGTTCGAGGCGGTGAAGACCGCCCTCGGAAAGGTCGGTGACTTCTTCAGCTCCGTCGTGGACGGCATCAAGTCCGTGTGGAACGGGCTGAAGTCCATCCTCGCGAAGCCGATCAACTTCATGATCGGCACGGTCTACAACGGCGGAATCTTGAAGGCGTGGAACACGATCGCGGACTTCATCCCAGGGCTCAACCCTGCCGCCCCGCTCGCAGAGATCCAGGAGAACGCGACCGGTGGTGCGATCCGCGGACCGGGTACGGGAACGTCGGATGACATCCTGTCGTGGCTGTCGAATGGTGAGCACGTCCTCACCGCCGCTGATGTGAAGGCACTCGGCGGGCAGGGAGGCGTGTATGCCCTGCGTGACCTGATCAAGTCAGGTGAGCCCTTCACCTGGGAAGGTGGTCGTCTTCGGAAGACGACATCCGACCGGGCGAACAATGGGCCGCTGATTCCCGCTTTCAAGGACGGTGGAGATGTCCGTCCTGAGTGGGAATCCCAGCTCGAACGCGGTCATGAGTGGGCGGCAGCGCAGAACGGGAAGCCGTACCTGACCGGCTCGCAGTGGCCGGCCGGTGGCGACTGCTCGGGCTTCATGTCCGCTATCGCTTCGGTGATCCTCGGTATGGACCCGAACGCTGGCCACTGGGCTACCCCAGCGTTTCCCGCAGGGCAGGGCAGCACGGTGTCCGCTGGCGGTCAGACGTGGGAAGCTGGCCTGTCCCAGGGCTTCTCTATCGGCATGACCGGTGGCCCGCAGTCCGGTGGACAGATGGGCCACACTGCCGGCACCTTGTCTTCCGCCGGCAAGTTCGGTTCAGTGAACGTTGAGTCGGGCGGCGGTCATGGCGGCGTCGCCTACGGTGGCCCTGCCGCGGGCGCTGACGATGGCCAGTGGCGCAGTGGTAACTATCACCTCGCCATCGGTGCTGACGGTGCCTTCGAGTCCGCTGGCGGCCCGTCAACCGAGGAGAAGAAGGGCTGGCTCCGGGACAAGGTCAAGAGCATCTTCGATGACCTCCTGTCACCGATCGACGGGATGTTCTCGTCCATGGTCGGTGACCCGCCCCCGGAGTGGTTCAGCATCCCTCCGGATGCGATGCACTCGTCCAAGGACAAGATGATCGACTGGCTCTTCGACCGGATCGAGGACCTGGGGAACCTGCTCGGCGGCGCGTACAACAAGGCGAAGGATCTCGGCAGCGCCATCACCGACGGGGTGAAGGACGCGGCCTCCGGTCTGTGGAACGCGACCGGCGGGAAGCTGTTCGACACGGGCGGAATGCTCGAGTCGGGTGGCGTGGCAGTGAACCAGTCCGGGAAGCCGGAGCGGATCCTGTCGCCGGGGCAGACGGAAACGTTCGAGGATCTCCTCGCGATCCTGCCCGCTCTGCTCGCCGGTACGGCCGGTGTGGATGCTCAGGCGGTCCTTCGAGACACTGCCGCGGCGTTCAGCGAGACTCACCCGGATGTTGCAGGTGAGATCGCTAAGGGTCTCGGCGATGGTGCTTTGGACTTCTTCGGCCTCAAGGGCACGTGGATGACGGACCCGTCCCAGCTCGGCATTTCGTGGGGTGAGGAGAAGACGGAGGTTGTCGAGGACACGGTTTCTGCGGATGCCATGTCCACAGCGACCGCGGCTCCGACCGTGGATCCGTCCTCGCCGCTGTACCAGGATCTCGATGAGATCGACCCGGACCGGCATGTCGTGAAGACCGGGCCGGCGGCGTATGTCACTGGGATCGTGAACAGCGCTATTGATCACGATCTTCCGTCCTCCGGGGCGAGGATCGGTGTCGCTACGGCGCTGGTGGAGTCCGGCGATCCGCTGCAGATGTTCGCGAACAACAGTGTCCCGGAGTCGTTGAACTACCCGCACGATGCCATCGGCTACGACGGCACGTCGGTCGGTCTATTCCAGCAGACCGAGGGCAACAACTGGGGCACCGTGGCGCAGCGCATGGACCCGTATGAGTCCGCCAACATGTTCTTCGACAAGATGCTGGCGGACTTCCCGAACTGGGCATCCATGGACCCCGGGGCTGTGGCCCAGGGCACCCAGCGGTCCGCCTACCCGGACCGGTACAACACGAAGATGAGCCGCGCTGACGAGCTCGTCGCTGAGGCTGGACTGTACGACCAGGGCGGCATCCTTCCCGATGGTGCCCTTGCTGTGAACCTGTCCGGTTCTCCGGAGCACGTGTTCACGGACACGGCGATGGAGGACTTCGTCAACGCGACGGCAGTGCTCGAGGAAGCAGCGGCGCATATCGAGCAGGCTGCTGCAGATCTGTCCCTGGCACGTCCTGCTGAGGTGACTGGCGCCGCGTCGGTGGCTTCGACCGTCGATGCTGAGGACATGCCCGCCAACAATGGCGGCGCCTCCGGCACCACTGCCGGCAAGCAGACCCTCGACAACGGCATGGTCGTGAACCTCGTCATGGAGAACGTGAACACGACCGACCCCAACGCCGCGTCGCGGGAAATGATGCGCGAAGCCCGCCGCGTCCTCGCCGCTTTCGTCTGAGTGAAAGGAGACCCCTGTGGAGGGACTCGAGCATGACGCTGTCGTGGTGTGGATCGCGGCGGATGGTCGTCAGATCCACCTCGCCGGTGGGCCGGATCAGATGATCGAGGAGGTGGGACTGTCCCAGGGCGTCGATGGTATCGGCGGTCTGGAACCGTCCGCCGATTTCGTGCAGGCCACGCACCAGGTAGGGGAGGAGATCACGAGGTGGGCCTTCTCTCACGGTGAGATCGATCTGCCGCTGGCTGTCTTTGGCCGGTCGGCGGGGGAGGTGCAGGCGCGTCGTGAGTGGGTGAAGTCGATGTTCTCCCGGGATAGGGCAGGTTGGCTTGCGCTGTGGACTCCGGTGACGGGGTGGAGGTGGCTGCGGTGTCGTCTCCGGTCGATGAAGCCGGCACTGTCGGCGTCGCCGCTGCCGGGTCGTCGGATTGATCTGGACTTGGTCCTGATCGCTGAGGATCCGCGGGCGGAGGAGCCGGCGTATTCGTCACTGTGGCGAAACACTGGCCTGTCAGGGCATGGGTATCTGACTCTCGCTGCGAGCGAGGAATGGCCGTCCTGGCCGACTTTCGTGGTATCCGGGCCGGGGTCGGTCGAGCTGTCGATGGAGGGTTCCACGATCACCCTGCCTCATCTTGAGGCGGGGGATCGGTGCCTGCTGCAGTCGGATCCGGCCCGGGGTGTTCTCCGGTCGGTGGCGGCTGACGGCACCAGTCGGAACCGGTGGCCGGACGTTGTCGGCTACCTCGCCCAGCCGATTCCGGCGGGTGCGGTGTCGCACATCGGTATCCGTTGCACGGGCGCTGGCGCGGCGACGCAGGTTCTCGGTCAGGCTCGGGCGTATCGAGAGGGGTTGATGTAGATGTCCTCGATGCAGGACTCCATGTTTGACCTCCTCACTGCGGAACAGGATCAGCGTGACGCTGAGCTCTCTCCGACACCGTTCGTCCGCTTCTGGGTCGGGCAGGGCAAGCTGTCGCTGTGGGCGCCGGGGCCGGGGCGCCGGGACCTGAAGTGGTCGGAGCGGGACCTGGAGCACGGCACCGCGTCGCTGACCCTGCCGGGGACGGAGACGTGGGATGAGTACTTCGAGCAGGTGGACACTTACGCCGCCCGGGTCATGTCGTGTGACATGCCGGGTGGCTACCGGGTCGCCTACCTCCTCACCAGCGTGGACCGGGTGCCCGATGGTGACGGCCACGCCTGGAATGTGACGTGCGTGTCCCTGTCGCGGATGCTCGGCTTCTCCCTGTGGCCGGACCCTCTACTTCCGGCCGAGCTGCAGATCAGTGGCGTGTACCGGGGAATCGGACCGGGGGCGACCGCGTGGAAGACCGCGGCGGCACTGAACCTGTGCCGCCTGCAGTCCGAACTGTGGTCGGTGCCGGTCACCAACCCGTTCGACCCTGGGACGTGGAACCTCGTGGCGAAAGCCATGGACCCGATCATCATCAACCCCCGGCGCATCGGCGTGCTGGACACGTCCGACTGGGTCGTGACGGAGTGGTGCATGGACTCGGCGTGGGATGCCGCGGTGGAGATCTGCAAGGCGGGGGACATGTCGATTCGCTGCGACCTGTGGCTGCCCGGCGATGAGCAGCCGTTCCCGGAGTTCGTGAAGCTGATGGAGCCGAAACTCGTCGTGGACCTGGTCCCCAGCCCCCGGCAGTTGACGTTCACGGGCACGCTCGTGGACGGGGCGATCCGGCAGGCAATCCAACTGGTCGATGACATGTGGGACTGGATCACCTACCCCATTCTCGACCCCGCTGGCGGCCTCCTCGACACCTTGTCGGGTGACCCGCTGACCGCGGGTATCCCGGTGTACCGGGCGGGGCAGTGGTCCCCGATCGCGGATGCGACGAAGACGATCACCTACCCCACGTCCTCGCGCTCGACGGTCGGTGGGAAGTCCCCGGACTGGGTGAACACCATCGCCGCTGATCTCGTCGGCGGGGCAGTGGCGGCTCTGGGCGCGCAGATCGGCTTCCCGGGGTTGAAGATCGGCTTCCTGGAGAAGATGGCACAGAACCGGATCTTGTCGTACCACTCGATCGAGGATCGGGCATTGGCAGGTGAGGCCGGCCGGTGGCGCCTGCGCGAGAGTTTCGCCGGGTCACAGACCACGGCACTGTCGCTGCAGGCGGCGGATGCTGCGAAGTCTGACCGGTGGGACAACCGGGGCAGGATCAGCCGGAAGATCACGGTGACGAACGGATCGCCGTACTGGGTGGGTCGGCATCTGCGAGTCGGCTGGCCTATCGCCGTCGAGCACGATGACGGCACCGCTGAAGTGGAGGTCGTCTCCGGCATCGATTTCACAGAGGGTGGCCCGGTGACGATCACTGTCGGCGTACCGGAACCGGATGCGCCTGGAGTGTGGGCACTGGGAAAGATCAGGGAGGTGTCTGGATGGGTGAATCGGTTGGCGACCAGCGGCAACGGGTAGACCGTGCCGAGGAGCTGGATCCGAAGATCAAGGCGCTGGCTGGTTTCCTCACTGCCGCGCCCCTACCGAACGGCACGACTGCGCGGATGGATCCGGGTGTGGCCGGGATGCTCGCTGAGGCGGTCATCCGGTGGCAGGACGGGGACGTGTGGGAGGCCGGTAGGTGGACACCTCGGGGTGAGGTGATGCCGACTCCGGAGGCTGGGGATGTGCTGGTGGAGTCTCTGGCTGATGGAGCTGTGGTGAAGATGACGCACCGTCCGACCGGGCTGGTGGCCCTGGGTGAGGACGTGCAAGAGACGTGGAATGACCTGCGACGAAAGGTGAAGGATCATGGCAACGACGCGAACGGGGCTTGATGAGGAGTTCATCGGCCGGCTGGAAACCAGCCTCGACATCTACGGCATCCGGCAGGACCCCTCCTTGCCGCCGCTGCAGCAGACCTACATGACGGTACGGGCTGGTCAGGACGGCACCGCGGGTACCGCACGTCTGGCCCTGCCGGCGTTCAAGGGCGACAAGGGCGACCCGGGCGACGGGTTCCTGTGGCAGGGCGACCGGACGAGTGCTGAACTCGCGGCGCTGCGTGAGGCGCTGGGGACAGACCAGCGGAACTGGGCGTACCGCAACAGCGACAACAATGACCTTTGGGTGTGGATCGGCAACCGGTTCGTCATCTCTCCGGACGCGTTCGGCGCTGAGGGGCCCCAGGGGCCCGCGCCGATCCTCGTCGGAGGCACCGTTACGGTCGACGGTGAGACCCTGGACCAGCCGCTCGGTACCCGGGTGGTTGGCTCGGATGGTGTGTACTCCCTGGGGGTGGATCTCCCGAAGCTGCCGAAGGGTGAGCCTGGTGATCAGGGCCCTGCGGGGTCTATCTTCACGTCCCCGGACATCACGGGTGGGCCAGAGGACGGTCAGATCCTGGTGTTCGATGAGGCATCGGGGAAGATGACGTGGAACTCGGGGTACCTGGGGCCGCAGGTGTTCAATGTTCCGCCGTCGGCGTTCGGTGACTGGTCTTCTGGGCTGACGGGCACGAAGCACATCATCACGGCGATCACGATCCCTGAGCAGCCGTTCCGCTACCGCCTGGATTTCGATGGGTCTGTGGAGGTGTCCTCGATCCTCGGGCAGACGGTGGATGTGCAGGTGCGTGCTGATGACCCGGATAACGGTGCGATGGTCGGTGTGGCGTACGGGAACATGGAAGCTGCCGGCTGGGTTAACCAGCGGTTCCACGCCTACAGTGCGGACCCGTTCACGCCGGATACGACGGGCATCCGTGTGGGTGTGGTGGAGCCTGGTGTGGAACTCACGCTGCATGTCGTGGCTGTGAAGTCGGCTGGTCTGGCGGCTGCGTGGCGTGTGGCAGGGAATGGTCGGTCGTCGCTGCGGGTGAAGTTGGAGCGGATGCCGTGAGTGCTGGTGACAACAGTCGCTTCTCGTACGGGAAGCCGCAGTGGGACATGGACCGTGGGGAACTCGCCGCAGCATCCACCGAGGTCGGTAACGCGACAGGCAGGGCGGTGGACGTGTTGCGTCTGATGGACCTGTTGAACTACGGGTCTGTTTTCTGCCCGATTGTGGGGGCACGTGATATGGCCCGTACGGGTGCAGGGAAGCTTCCCTTTACTGAGTTCGTCGGGTATCACCGTGCTACGTCTATACGTGATGGAGGTGGGGTTACCTTTGAGGTAGCGGGAACGTGGGATATTCGCGTTAAGGTCACCGGTGGGTTCTATTCTTTCTCCTATGCCGGATCGGTATCATATACCGATACCTATATAGAGGTGAATGTTCACCGTCCTGACGGCACGGTATTCTCCAAGGATTCTTCCTATATGCCTGACAATTTCTTCGATGCGTCGGCCATCATTGCTGGTGGCGCAACGTACCGAAAGTCTACGTGCTCTTTCAGTGCATCCGTGCAGGTGCCGGAACCTGGCTACTATGTGACCGTGTGGGTGAATGGGGGGCACCCTTCACGCCCGTTTATGGGCGGTCCTGAGTGGACCCGAATGACAGTTCAGAACATCAGTAGTGAGTTTCTCTCTGGGGCGGCTACGGGTGCGGAGCAGTCCACAAACATTGGCAACGAGAACCCGTAGGAGGGTGCAATGGCTATTGTCCATCACAAGGTCACGGGCCTGTTGACCTTGTTCATCCTCGACCAGATCCGCGACGAGGATCACCAGCTTGACGAGGTGAACCTCACGGGCACGGTGACGTGGACACCAGTGCTTCCTCGGGGCTTGTCGCAGGCGAAGGCGACCGGACCGAACCGACTGGTCAGCCTCAAGCCGGTCAAGTCCATTGTCTCTGCTGGCGATATTACGTCCCTGTCCGGCACGGTGTCTGAGATTGGGGACGTGCCGGGGGACGTCGGGCAGGAACTGCCGGTGATGATCGATGACACGCCGGTGTGGTGGCGCGCCTCCTTCGACGTCCACTATGAGTCCACGGCGGTCACGATCCCGACCATGCTGGTCGACGCGACCGAGGGCGACGTGGACATCACCACCCTGGTCTCCGCCGGCGGCTTCCCTGAGGTCCCGACGGGTGACATCGAGTCGGTGATCGCCTCCGTGCGGTCGATGTCCCGTGCGGCTGAGGACGCGATCCGTCGCGCTGAGGCTGCCGCTGACGCGGTGGGCGAGGTGGACGCCGCGGCCCGTGAAGCTGTGAGGGTGGCGGGCGAGTCTGCGTCGGCCGCGGAGTCATCCGCCTCGGCGTCTGAGGCGTCCGCCGTCCGGGCTGAGGCTGGGGCGGACCGTGTCGGCTCCGCTGAGGTCGTCCTCGACGCTCGGGATCAGGCGACGGCTGCGGCGACCACCGCGACCGGTGCGGCGTCTACTGCGACCGGCGCGGCGTCTACTGCCACCGAGCAGGCGGACCGTGCGACTGATCAGGCTTCGGCCGCGTCCTCGTCTGCGACGGACGCTGACGCGTCCGCGACGGCGGCTGATGGGTACGCGCAGACCACGCAGGCTGACGCTGCGGCGACCGCTTCTGACAGGGATGTGACAGTCCAGAACCGGGAGTGGACGGCTTCGGCACGAGGTCAGGCTCAGACTGCGCAGGGCGAGGCTGAGGCCGCGGCGTCTACTGCCACCGAGCAGGCAGACCGTGCGACGACTGAAGCTGATCGCGCCAAGTCGGAGGCGGACCGGGCACAGGCGGCGGCTGATTCCGTGGATACCGACGTGATTCGTCAGGAGGTCACCGGCCAGATCGCGTCGGTGGTGGATGGCGCCCCGGATGATCTTGACACTATCCGGGAGGTCGCGGAGTACGCGCAGGAAAACCGGGACATCACGGACACGCTGAACGCGGCGATCGGGCAGAAGGCCGACAAGGCGCACACGCATGCCGTCGCGGATGTGACGGGCCTGCAGGCTGCTCTCGACGGCAAGGCCGCATCGTCGCACACGCACACGACTGCTCAGGTCACTGGTCTGGATGCTGCGCTCGGTGCGAAGCTTGACGCGTCGAAACTACAGGTGGTTGATGAACTTCCCTCGTCGCCTGATTCCTCCACTATCTACTTCGTGACGGAGTGACATGCCTATTTCGATGAATGGTAAGACCATCGGCAGTGTGTTCTACGGTTCTACTCCGATTGCGGAAGTGTACCGGGGGTCTACTTTGGTGTGGCAGAACTTGCCGAAGGTGACTATTAGCCAGATTTCGGACGTGTGGACGAAGATCAGGGAGTCTAACAACTTCCCCCGGAATGACGGTAGATATTGGACTCGTGCTGATCGGTTGGTCACGGGTGTGCCGAACTGGAATGAGTACCCGCTGCGGGAGGTGCCGTATCGTCTGGTGCTCGCACCGGGGTTCACTGCGGGGCAGGGCATGTTCTCGTCGTACTACTCGGGCAACTGGACGCCGGAGAACAAGTTGGTGACCGCACCGAAGATGGACACGTCCCGGCTGACGGATATGACCGGGTTCTTCTGGAATGCGGTGCGGCTTGAAAACGTGCCGGAGTACACAATATCGGCTAACACGTCGCTTAAGGATTTCGCGGCGAACTGTCCGAAGATCAAGGGCCTGGTGCTGCGGGATTGTGGCCGGGTGCAGGATACGAAGAACCTGTTTGGCGGGGAGAATGACCCTAGCCCTGCTGCCTGTACTCGTGTGGAGCTGCACGGCATTGGGCCGTCTCTGCCGTCTGGTCATGTGCTGGACCTATCCCGCACTGCACTGACTGCGGAGGGTGCGACCGCCTTGTTCGCCTCGTTGGGGACGGTCACGGCGGGCCGCACGGTCACCCTGAAACTTCCGAACAGTGCGTTGGGTGCTCGGCAGGGGGTTGCACGCAGTAAGGGGTGGACGGTCACACCAGTCGTTGATGAGGTAGTCATCACCGGAACGTCAAGCACGGAAGCCCGTGACAGTTTCCGCGCTGCCCTCGCCGCACGAGGACTCGACTACACGACCGTCGAGACTGTCCCATTCTTGTTGGACACCAGCAACGTCACGAACATGTACTACATGTTCAACGGCTGTAGCGCGCTCACTTCGGTACCAGACATGGACACCAGCAACGTCACGAACATGTCCTACATGTTCTCCGGCTGTTCATCGCTCACGTCTGTGCCGGACATGAACACCAGCAACGTCACGAACATGAGTAGAATGTTCGCCGTCTGTTCATCGCTCACGTCGGTACCAGACATGGACACCAGCAACGCCACGAGCATGGCCTACATGTTCAACGGCTGTAGCGCGCTCACTTCGGTACCGGACATTGATACTAGCAACGCCACGACCACGCAGGGCATGTTCTACAACTGTGCAGTGATAACAGACGGCAACGTCCGCTGCATCAGCAAAAAGTCCGGCGTCAATACCAGCTACATGATCACTAACTCTGGCCTCACCAAATTGCCGTTCTACGACACCAACGGCAACTGGACAGGATAGGACCCCCCCACCCCCCGCACCACACCGGTGACGGGGGTTTCTCATGCCCAAAAGGAGGCACACATGAAGTCGTGGAAGGACCTGGAGCCGGATCGTTACCGACTCCTCACGAAGAACTACACGCCCGGCCGTGGTGGCCGGAAGATCCGGTACGTGGTGATCCACCACAATGCGGGCATGCTCAGCATTGATCAGATCTGGCAGGTGTGGCAGACCCGCGAGGCGTCCGCGCACTACCAGGTGACGCAGACCGGTGAGATCGGCCAGCTCGTCAATGACTCGGACACCGCGTGGCACGCCGCAAACCTCCTGCGGAATCAGGAGAGTATCGGCATCGAGCACGCCAACTCCGGTGGGGCCGCGGCCGACTGGCCCGTTGCGGAGAAGACGCGGGAGGAGGGCGCGCACCTCGTCGCCGCGATCTGCCGCTACTACGGCCTCGGACGGCCAGCCTGGGGCGTCAACGTCCGCCCGCACTCCGAGACCGGGCAGACCAGTTGCCCCTATCGTCTCGGCCCGAACGGGGAGTACGGCAAGGCGTACATCGCCCGCGCCCAGTACTGGTACGACCAGATGGGCTCCGCCACCCCCACACCCGCACCACCGAAGGAGACCCCCGTGACTGACGACCAGACCGCCCTGCTGAGGCAGATCCGAGACAACACCGCCGACTGCCGTGCGATGCTCATGGCCCTTTCCGCCCAGGACATGGGCGACCCGGCCATCGGCGGCCCCTACGGCGGGTGGCCGCAGACAGGCGGCCGCACCCGCACCGACACCCTCGCCGCGATCGCCGCGAAACTCGGCGTCCCCGGCACCACCGACACCAAGGAGAAGTGACCATGCTGCAAAGCGACATTGACAACCGATTCGACTTCCACGCTGCTCCGGATAAGGAGAAGCGTGACCGACACACCAGCATGAGGCAGGCATGCAAGAAGGCGGCCGAATCGATCAACGATCAGGCCCCTGACAGTCGGGAGAAGTCAATCGCCATCACGAAGCTTGAAGAGGCCATGTTCTGGGCCAACGCGGCCGTGGCCCGAGTCGCCGACACCAAGGAGAACTGACATGAGCATCAGGAAGAAGCCGCAGGCTTGGCAGGTCCGGAAGATCGCGTACGGTCTCGCCGCCGTGATTGTCGGCGTCCTGGGCTGGGTCGGTGTCCTGTCCGACATCAAGGCCGACCAGGTCCTCGACCAGGTCGACCAGTGGCTCCCGATCCTGCTGGGTGTCCTCGCCCCCGCGCTCGCCGCGACGAAGACCCACCCGGGCAGTGACTCCACCGCGACGGACAAGGATGTTGCGGAGCAGACCGCAGACGCGATCGCCGCGAAGGTGGAGGAGCTGAAGGCGGGTGCACCTGATGTGGCGGCCACGCTGAAGGAACTGGCGAAGACTATCCCTGAGCAGCCGACCCCCGCGAAGATTGCTGACGCGGTTCTCGCGGCGATCCGTGCGGAGGAGAATGGCGAGCACTTCACGGCGACTGACCCCACTGCCATGGTCGCCGCGATGAAGACCGAGGCTACACGTACCGACTACGTGTACGGGCGGTGACTCGTGCCCATCGATCATCTCCCCAGACGACTCCGCGGCCCCGCCGAGAGGATCCGCGACGGCCTGCTGACCGATGGGACCGCACTGGTCATCCTCGGCGCAGGCATGATCGCCCGCGGCATCTCCTACAGTGACATCGCCGGGCCTGGCCCCTCCGGGCACCCCGCCGAATCGTGGATGACGATGGGCACCTGGTCGATCGTGTGGGTAGCCGTCGGCGTCCTCTGCCTCACCATCGCCCCCTGGCACCGCACATTCACCGCTGCTATCTCTGTCGGCGCTGGTGTGGGCCTGCACCTGCTGTGGGGCCTGAGCTTCCTGTTGCAGTCTATCGAGGAGCACAGCCGGGCATGGGTGAGCAGCATCGGCTACTTCATGATCGTCGCCCTCGTGTCCTGGGCGGTATGGCGCGGATCCCGTACCGAGATCAGAGTTCGGGAGGCGCCGCATGATTGATGGCTCAGTAGTGCTGACATTCATGGGTGGCCTGGCCGGGTCCCTGGCACTGGTGCTGGTCGCCCGGGTGAAGCTCACCGGAGACAGGGATGCTGCCCGCGGACCAGACTGGCAGGCGTATGCGGACCGGCAGGCGAAGGAACTCGATGGGCTGAAAGACGAGATGCGAGAGGTTCGGGTGGAGGTCCGCACATTGGAAAACCGCCTCGACGCGTTGGAGAGGAAGTACCGGTCAGCACTCGCATTCATCCGGCACCTGTTGGGTGCGCACCCTCAGCATCGTTCTGATACCCCCACCGAGATCGAAGCAGACCTGTAGGATCACCTTCGGGTCGAGCGCGGGTGACCTCCCTCCCTCGGTATCAACACCCCGCTGCTCCCCAGCCCCCACCGGCACACGTCGGTGGGGGCTTTTTTCGTGTCTGGGGGATGGGCGGAGGGGACGTCTCCATCCCGCAAATATCCCGCAAGAGCTCACCGACAGGGCCGATTAGGCCGACCATGCCGACTAGACCCACACGCCTGACCTGCGGCAGAGATGTGACCAGGCACTTCAGAAAGTCCCAGTACAACACTCCCCAGAACCACCCTCACACCGTCTCCTACCTGCTCAGACCACCATCCACGACCCGTAGAACAGGGGCATCATCCCGCACTGATCCCGCAAGATTCTCCACAGAGGACCGAGCAGCATCCTGAGCACCCGGAAGCCAGTGCGCGTAGACGCGACTGGTGGTCTGCACGGAGTCACCGATCAGCGCCGCCACGGTGGTGATCGGCTCACCGGACTGCAGCATGGATGAGGCGTACAGGTGCCTCAGCCCGTGAAAGCGCCACAGTCGGTCATCCAGCCCCACGACAGCGCCGAGCACCCGCATCCACTGCGACAGGTGCACCGAGGACGTGCCCCACCCACGAGGACCGGGCACCACGGGGTCAGTCGGACCACGGTCCGCCGCCCACCCCTCGAGCTCCCGCACCATCGCACGGGACAGGGGCACGACGCGCCGGGACCGTCTGGTCTTCAGTCCGGAGCAGGAGCCGAGTCGCTTGATGCACTGCCGCTCGACACGGATGGTGCGGGCATCCAGGTCCACGTCCTGCCACTGCAGGCCGGACAGTTCCCCCGCCCTCAGGCCGGTGTCCACGCCGAGGCGGATAGTCATAGCGAGCCACGGGGAGGGGCGGAGCTTCTGCCTGCCACAGACCTCCTCGAGGCGGGTGTCCGCGAACTCGCCGCCCGTGTCCGCGACAGCGCACATTGTCTTCACCTGGGCGAACGTCGGCACCTCCCGCTCGGTGATCTCACGGTCCTGCAGGATCGACGCCTTGAGTCGGGAGGGGACGGGGGAGCGTGCAATGAGCCCATCCTCGACGGCACGGGCGAACACGCCCTTCAGTCGGGAGATGTGCATGCCCACCGTCGTGTCGGACAGTGGTGCGCCGTTCTTCCATGGCCGGCCCCGGTGCAGGGCGGTGGCCCACACGGTGACGTGGCTCGCCCGGATCCTGCCGATGGGCATGTCCTCGAGGTCTCCGAGGTTGGCGCGGAACCCGGCGCGTACGCCGCGGGTGCCGGTGTTGTTGGTCTGCTCGACCCATTCATCGACCAGTTGGGCGAGGGTGGTTTTCTCGTCTTCGGGGTCGATCCAGGTGCCGCGGGCGAGTTTGACGCCCTGGTCCTTGTCGAAGTCCTTTGCTGCAGCCTGGGTGTCGAAGGTCTTGCTGTGTTCCTTGCCGGCGGGGTCGCGGTAGCGGACCACCCACTTCGGTTTCTTCCACCCGTCGGGGAGGGGTTGGCCCTTCTTCGGTCGTCGCTGGATGCTCATTGCTACACTGCTCCTTGTCTGTTCATTGCTGTTCGGACACTCTGGCCCCCGTCACCCTTGCCGGTGACGGGGGCCGCTTTCGTGCGCCTGGGGGTCTAGCAGTTTAGCGCTTCGGAGTCTTCGTGAGCGCCTTGCATACCGTCGCAGTTCGCGGGGGTCGCGGCGCTGAATCCGTGGTTCGATCGTTCGGCGTTGCTCATGTTGTCGAACTCCTCGGCGGTGAGTGTCCCGGTGTATCCCGGCTCTCCAGGGAGAGACTGGTTTGCGCCGGGGATGTCAGGGTCCGGGACGACGGGGCCATTCACGATACCGCCGGACTCGAATCCGCCATCGTTCGCCGCTACTGCGGGGGTTTCGCCCGCGGCAGTGGGTTGCGGTGCGCCGCTGGCTGGCTCCGTGGATTCCGTGGCGGTGGGCACTGTCCAGCCCCATCCCTCGTCAGACCGGATGGGCTTCACACCCATCTGGACAGGGGTTCCTTTCACCTCGAACTCCTCGACGGCGTGCCTCTTCTGTCCAGCGTCCAGCGGGTTCGACCAGGTGTTGGTCTGGTCGCGGTTGCACAGGAGGGCCGGGGCGATCTCGAGGTTGTAACCGTCGGCGTCCACGGCAACCCATTCACTGTCGGTGATGTAGAAGCTGTCGTTCCAGGCGTTGGACTTCACTTCCATGTCGCCGGTGATCTGGATGTAGGTGGAGTCGGGGCTTTCGGTGCCGTCCATGTAGGAGGCGATGCCGTTGTGGCATGTCTTCGATGCGCTGATGTCGTCTACGCGGAGTTCCACGTCGGCGGGGTATTCGTCGTCGCCGGTGAAGGTGAAGGTGTCTCCGAGTTGGAGTTCAGTGAAGCCTCGATTCTCGGATGTCTCCGTGGTGCTGGCGGTGCTGTTCGCGGTGTCATCATCTCCTCCGCATGCGGTGAGTCCGAGGGTGAGGACGCCGGAGGTGAGGACGGCGAGTGTGCGTGTGTGGGTGGTCATGGGTTTTCCTTCTTGAGTGTCAGGTAGAGCCGGATGTGGTGCTGGGAGCATTCGAGTTCTTCGGCTAGTGCCGGGACGCAGGGGCCGCACCAGTCGTAGGCGTTTCGGAACTCCTGGTCGGTGAAGAGGAGTCGGAGGGCGAAGCGGTCAGCGCGTCGTTCTTGACGCTGGTCGAAGTGGCCGTGGCCAGTGTGGTGGTCCTGGTATGCGGCATGTCCGAGTTCATGTGTGAGGACTGAGCGGTACATGCCGATGCTTAGGTTACGTCGGGTGCTGATGGTTCGCGTTTGGTGGGTGTAGTAGCCGGGTGGGCCTCCGTCGTGGTGGGTGAGGGTGATGCTGAGGAGCTCGGCGATCACCGCGAGGGTGGTGAACCCGGTGGTGTTAGTCGAAGTCACTGTCCTCCTTCTGGCGTTGTGCGTCTTCGTCCTCGCCGCTGTAGGCGACTGCCCCTAGGGGAGTGTCATTGTCCTCATCAGCCGGACGCGGGGGCACCTGACCGTTCGATTTGGCAGAGCGCCGGGCGTCGAGTTCATCAACGGGGGTGTCGAACACTTCGTGTGCGCCGGGGAGTTTCATGCGCCGGAGGACTTCGTCGGCGAGGTCTTCTTCGGAGACCTGGCGCAGGGCGGTGATCGGGTCGACGGTCTCGGCCCATTGCTCGTCGATGAAGCCGGTGTCTACCAGAGCTCGGACGGGTGACTGGCCGTAGCCGGCGGCGACGCCGATGACGACTTCTGCGGATAGGTGGCCTCGATTGATCTGGTTGGCGATGGTCCGGAAGGGGACTTCAGTGCGTCTGCCGATCTCGCGGGCACTCGCGGAGTTGGTGAGGGCGTTGAGCCATTCGATGTGGTCCATGCCAGTAATCGTACTGCATGAGACTGTGGTGTGCAACTTAGGTTCACGCCTTGACCTGCACAAATAAAAGAGTTTTCTTCACGACTTGCCAACCGGGTTCACGACGTGCCATGATGGTCCACAACGAACCGGACAGGTTCGGTCAGGGAAGACCTACCCGTCACAGGAGGTGACACGACACATGGACTACCGCCTTGATCCCCAGGTCCTCGACCTCGCGAAGAGCGTCACCGGATGCCACGGAGACGAAGAGCTCGGGCAGAAGCACCTCGGGAAGACCGGCAGCACCGTCCGCAACTACCGGATCGGGAAGACCAACCCGCCGATCGGAGTGCTGATGGTTCTCCGGAAGCTCACCGGTCGACCCCTCGACCAGATGTTCCTCCCCATCGCGACCCCCGTCGCCGCTTAGCCCCACCCAACACATGAAAGGAGGCCCCGGATGCACCCCGGAGCCAACACCCAGAATTCTACCAACCTTGTCCCGGTCTCGGTACCGGGAGCCGCCCCGATCATGGCTGTCCAGCAGGACGGCACCGAGTGGGCCAGCCCGAACCACATCTGCGACGCGCTCGGCATCGACTGGAAGTCGCAGCACCGGAAGCTCAACACGAAGAAGTGGGCCTGCATGGTCAAGATGACCATGCAGGTGTCCGGGCAGAACCGCGAACTGGTCATGATCGACCGTCGCACCCTGACGATGTGGCTTGCCACGATCGATGCTGGCCGTGTCGCCCCCGAGCACCGCGAAGCACTGGAGGCGTACCAGGCTGAGGCCGCTGACGCTCTCGACGCCTACTTCCACGATGGTGGTGCGATCAACCCGCGTGCCGATGAGCACCAGCTCAATGCACTGCTGCGTCAGTCGCAGATGCAGATGGAACTGTGCCAGGCCGCGAAGGGCCTGATCCACGAAGACCACCTTGAGGCGAAGGCCCGCATCGTCCTGGCCCGTGGACTCGGTGAAGCACCGGAACTCGACCCGATGACCCGCCCGCTGTACGCGCACACCTACCTGGCAGAGAAGGGCCTGTCGGACAAGCAGCGTAAGGCGAAGGCCGGCGTGTTCGGGAAGCGGCTGAAGAAGGCTTACACCGACCGGAACGGCCGGGAGCCGGAGAAGTACCCGCTGAACCTGTCGAACGGGCAGGTGCGGAATGTCAATGGCTACACCGAGGCTGACCGTCCACTGATGGATGAGGTCTGGGCCAACTACTTCGAGGCGGCGTGATGAGCATCGAGAAGACCCCTGATCAGGACAACGTTGTGGACGGTTCCCCGCTGATCATCCAGGAGGAAGATGGCGGCGCGTACGTCACGGTGGCTGATCGTCACCTCAACCCGATCATCCTCGCCCTGGACATGGATGACCTCAAGGCATTTGCGGACATCTACCGCCAGCACCCGGACTGTCCGGACGACCTGCTCTAGACCCCCTCTTTGTCCGTGCCCTGGGGAAGGGGCACGGGCCGCACCACCGAGACGTAGGTCTCCGTCCCTGTCGTGGGGGAGTGAGTGCGCTGAGACCTCGGGAGTGATCCCGGTGGTCGTGACCTTTGACAACTTCATCCTGGAACCCGGTCGGGGAGATACGGGTGGCGAGCGCTGGTTCTTAGATGCGCCATGACCCACCTACACCCACGTGTCGTGCTTAGCAGCGGCGTGGAGGGAACGACTGACCGGGGTATCCAGACCCTTGCCCGTGCCAGGTGGCGAAAAGTAGGGCCAGCCGTCACTGGACTGGTCACGAGTAGCAGGTTCGAGTCCTGCTGCGGGCACCGGGCGTCCCGGTCGTGAATCCGGACGCCTGGGGTGGGGTGTGTATGCAGGGGATTCTCCCTCCTCGTTGAAGCCGTGCTCATGACGGGTGATCTCGCCCGAGGCACGAGCTGCACCCCACCCCCATACAAGCCGGCGCAATCCTGCGCCACTGCCGGTGGTCCCGTTGTGTCACGAGCAGCAGGTCATCCACCACCGGCATCCCGCCCGGCCATAGGAGCCGACGCCGCCCAAGTTCTAGTTCTGTCACGGGCGGCGCGGGACAGTTCGACACCGTCGCCGGGCACTGGGCGTTCTTTGCGGAATGCGCCCCGCGGCACCAGATGTGCCGCACGGGTGGCGAGACTCCCCTCGCCACCCACACTCACTCATGACGATGCCCCGGAGCCGACCAAGACCACCAGGGCACCTGACCAACCCACGAAGGAGGAGGCCATGAGCCTCACCGTACCGGCCGACCGCCGGCACTACACCACAGCAGAGGTCGTAGCGATCACCGGATTCTCCCGCGACACCCTCTGCCAGGGCATCAAGGACCAGGACCCCGGAGTCCTCGCCCTCGGCCCCACGAAGATCCGTCAGACCATCAACTGGTCCCGCGCCGCCGTCGACGCAGCATTCCCCCCGATCACGGAGGTGGCGGCATGATCCGCCCCTCGACCCCCACCGACGTCCTCAAGTCGATGGTCGACCACCCGGCCGGACGGCACCGCCGGTCCATCACCATCCCACCGGCCGTGTCCTGCCACGGGCCCCGACACAACCAGACCGGCCACGCCCGCCCGGAGCGTGACGCCGCGCCGGGCGACACCGGCCTGTTCGACGCCCTGGGCCTTGTCCTCTGCCTGCTCGGCCTGTTCTTCCTCGTCGCTGTTGCGGCGGTCCTCGGGTGGCATGCGGCCGGCACTGTCGGCGCTGTCATCGGCGCTGCCGCCACTGTCTTTTTCATCCACTTCTTCATCAGGAGCCTGTCATGAGCATCACCTTCGACATCATCCCCGCCGCCGAAGTCCCCGAGGCGCGAGGCAGCCAGCGTCGTCGCAAGCCGGACTCGCCGATAGACATCGCACTCGCCGCCTTCCTCCGCGAGCACCCCGAACAGTGGGTCGCCTACCCGGTGGCCGAGTTCTGGCCGGACAAGAACCCCCGAATCATCTCCGACCTGCGGACACTGGCCACCAGGGTCTGTGCGAAGTTCAGCGATGGCAGGGAATCGAAAGCGCGGAAGACGCCGGTCGGACCGTTCATCCAGCCCCATGGAACCGGGCGATTCCTGTCCCGCATCGACCATGACCGTCACCGTGTGCTGGTTTCTTTCACCCGAGAGGACATCTGACATGAGCATCATCATTGCTACTACCGCGGCTGAGGCCGCTGCTGTCGTCCGGGAGCTCGACGGCCAGTCCGTCACCGTGACTACCCCTCTGGACGTGCCGTGGTCGGGGCTGGCCACGGACACCACCGCCGCCACCGCAGTGGGGGACACCCCGACCGTCGAGGATGATTCACCGCAGGTCGAGGACATCGACGACACACCACGCACACCCCGCCGCATCAAGTCCTGGAACCAGGAGGAGGAGGACCAGGTGAAGATCTGGATCCGCAAGGGCATGTCGGTGGCTGAGGTCGCGGAGTCGCTGGGCCGTACCCCGTCGTCGGTGCGGAACAAGCTGCTCGTCCTGGAGCGTGAGCATGCGGCCTGTGGCCTCGACCCGATCCGCCCGAAGAAGGTGACCGCGTGAAAATCAGCATCCTGAAACGCCACCGCGTGTGGTGGACACTCATGGCCGACATCACCAACCACCGGAAGGAGCAGGCACGATGAACGACATCGCGACCAACCAGCAGAAGGCCACCGAGTACATCGCCCTCAAGGCGTACGAGGCTGCGCTGAAGGCAGAGCTCGCCGCCCGGAAGCTCGACCTGGAGCAGTCCATCCCCCCGGGTGACAGTGTTACCGGACGTGACGCGAACGGGAAGCCGATGGGTGCGGCGAAGCACACCGAACCGTCTGTCAAGGCCCGCGTGCAGAACAAGGAAGTGCTGGTCCTGAACAACATGGATCAGGCCACCCCGGCGATCAGTCCGGAGGATGCGGCGGAGATCATCCCGATCCTGCTGGAGCACGCCCCACACCTCGTGCACGAGGAACTGCCCGACTACGCGGTCGATGTGCTGTTGAAGCGGGCAGAGGCAGGGGAGGAAATCCCGGGCGTCGTCGTGGAGCGGAAGGCCGGCTACATCTCGGTGCCGTCCTCGAAGCCGTACAAAGAGCTGAAGGCCTACGTCGCCGGTCAGATCAGCGGTGTCCTGGAACTCGCCGGCGTGCAGACCCGGGCACTGGAAGCCGGTGACGACGATGAGTGAGGCGAGTAATCATCTGCGGCAGGTCATGGGCTTCTTCTGGCCCGGCGACGAGGGGGCGCACACGCCGGGCGGGTTCACCGAGGCCCTGATCCGTGCGGTGTGCAAGGCAGATGACGGAAACAAGGATCGCCTGTACGGCGCGTTCCCCGCGGTCGTGTGGGGCGTGAAGACGTGCCAGGAACTCCCGAAGGATGTGGCCCGTGGGCTGATTCT